ATAATCTTTTCTTTGTAGGCCCCTTGTCGCTCAAAAATCATCTTCATCTTCTTCAGGAATTATCGGATATACTCCGCCGGTAAGTATTGTAGTATCCACCTTTTCGTATTTAATAGAACCGTTAACATATTGTTTAACAGTTCCATCACATAAAAGACAAACTAAAATAGTACCATCAAATATTTTAAAATGAGTTGTTGATTTACAGTATGGGCAAAATCCAAAGTTGAGTGTTTTTAATTCTTTAGGCATCAGAGAGAGGTTTTGTTTCTCCCCAACTTGGACCTACTTCAAAATCTACTTTCGATGGAACACTCATAGTCACACAATGTTCCATTATATTTTTAATTTCTTTTGCATCTTGTTTGTTTTTTACACTGAAACAAAGTTCATCATGTATTTGGATTAAAGGTAAGAAACCAGCTTTCGCGCAATCCACCATAGCTTTTTTAACCTGGTCTGCAGCTGAACCTTGAATTAATCTATTTAATGCTTTGTATGTCATAGCTCGTTTAATATTTTTTCTGCCAAACTGCAGCACCGCATCTTCTTCTTTCATAGCTTTGTTTAATCCAAATGTTGTTGGCTCCCATAAATTAAATCTACATTGTCTTCCTAACAAAGTATAAATGTATCCCCTAGAATCAGCAACACCCATAACTTTTTCAGCTAGTTTTTGTACAAAAGGAACTTTTTGTTTGTATTGTAATATGATTGCTTGAGCATCATCTTTTGGAATACCCAGCTCTTTTGCTAGTTTATTAATACCCATACCATACATAATACCTAAGTTTATAGTTTTAGCTTGTGATCTTGGTATGCTGGCCATATCAGCTACTGCCTGGTGAAAGTCAGCGTCTTCCTGCTCATACGCTTTAATTAATTCTTTTGAACCTGCATATCCTTCACCTATTAAAGATGCAAAATGAACTACAAGTCTTGGTTCCTGTTGAGAGTAGTCAAAGCTACCCCATTGTTCTTGATCACTGTCAGGCAAGAAAAGGGCTCTAATTCTTGGACCCAATTCTTTATTACGAGCAGGGATCTGCTGTAAATTAGGATTACCATAACTTAGCCTACCTGACACCGTGCCACCACCATCTCCTCTTAATTGATTAATCTCAGAGTGGATACGTCCATTGTATTCATGTCTAAAAATAGAATCAATGAACGTTGAATGAAATTTAGATAATTCACGTGCCTGCCGGATATGTTGAGCAATCGGTTCTGAATTGTTCTGTAACCAATTAGCCGTGAAGCTAGCTTCCTCAGTATTTTCAGTACGTGGATATTCTATTCCTAATTTATCAAAGGCCTTGGCTACTGATCTATTTGCCCATATGTCTACATCCAAGCCCACTAATTTTTTAATAGATGCTAATTCTTCTTTTTCTCTTTTTACAAATTCTTTTTTTAATACATGAGCACCATCTAAATCTACACGCACTCCTTTTTCTCTCATGTTTATTAATGTAGGAAGTAAATCCATTTCTAATTCCCAAACATCATTCAATGATTGTTTTTGTATCTCGTGTTGAAATCTATTCCACAATTCTAATGTAAGTTGTGCGTCTTGCTCTGCATAAAATCCAACATAGGATGCTGGTAGCTTCCATAATTCTGCTTTAGCGTCCACTCCCCATTCATCGGCTCTTTGTCTTAATTCTGTCTCTGCTTTTAATTTACCTAAATAATCTTTAGCCACGTTATTTAATGAATAACTAAATCTATTCTCATCAATCAGTGCAGCTGTAATCATGGTATCAATAATTTTACCATTTATTTTTAAACCAATAGCTTTTATCCAGCCTACATCATACGAAGCGTTGTGAAATACTTTTGTGTTGTCTGCTAGTAGTTGTTTTTGAAACCAAGCTAACACCATTTTCTTAGCCATGTTGCCACCTTGTTGATATGCAATAGGAAAATAACCATTAAAATCAGCCGTAGCAACTGCAATACCAACTACTTCACCATCTTTCCTGGCCCAACCTGTTCCTAATTTTTTCATATTAGGATCTCTGGTTTCCAAATCGATAGCTACCACTTTGTGTTTAGTTAAGTCTGGAAATTCTGTGGGGGCAGTCCAATCTCCTTGTTGAAATATAAAATTTAACTGATGAGTCATTTTTTATCTAATTTTTTCCAGGAAAGATTAGATAACCAACAGGCTAGCTTACTTACTTTTGTCCAAAACCATTGTCGAATTACCATGATCATCCTCATAAATTGTGTAGTGATTTGTTCCGTCCCAATAATAACCAACTATTGTTTTATTTTTCATTGCGCATTGCCTCTATTTCAAGTTCGCAGTAATGAATGATTTTTTTTAAATCTTCAATACCGTTTTTGTCTTTGTATCTAACAACATATTTAATAACATTTCCCTGGAAAAACGATAAATTGTTTTTTGTTATAAAAGTATAAGGTTGTATAGAATGTTTTTTGTAATGATTCCCACCTTCTTGTCTTGATGTTGGAAATAATCTTTCCATATCAGATACTGCTACCATATTTTCTCCTTTCATATATGTCTAATATTTTATAGCAATCATCAATGGTGACTGCTCCTTTTCTTTCATTAAACTCCCAGGTGCAAAAAACTATGTTTTCTTCGTTGTATGGTTTTGATGCATCTAGTCTATCTACTGAAACATTTGTTGCGGTTCTTCCTTGACCACGTCCGCCACCTCTATTTTTAATAGTGGTCATTTCAACTCCGGTAAAAATACAATAAGGACCACCTAAAGCTTGACATTGTTTATGCCATAGCTCAATTAAATGATGTCTATCTTTTATATCCGTTTCGTGAATTTTACGTCCTGGTCTTTTATATTTTGTTTTACCGCAGCGTTGGCGTAATGAGTTAAATAGTTCTGTGAAGTATCCACGTTCTGAACTAAAATACCTTTGATCACTTTTACTTTTGTTTTCTTTTGATTTACTGGGCATCAGCCATTTCTAAATAATTGTTATATATCCTTGCTAAAGGAAAAGAATATTTATGATTTGTTCCTAATAAAAATAAGTTTTGTTTTGATCTGGAAGCTCCTGTGTACCAAACCCTAGCCTCATTTGACCTGGCGTCTGATATTTTTTCATCAAAATTAGTTGGATAGTTAGTCTGTGCAAATAATACCACGTTCTCAGCTTCGCCTCCTTTTACTTGATGAATGGTATCTATAATGATGTTTGCTTTTGTAGTCAAATCAATTTTTAATTTTTGAACTTGTAAAAAATAACGTTTTTGTCTATCTGTGAATTTACGATTTAATGCATCCCACCAAGGTTCTTTTTTCTTAGCTGTATCTAGTCCTCCTACAATCTGTAAAGTTTCAAAATCCATTTCATAGGCAGGTTCAATATCTCTCCATGCTTTCGAATCAAGTTTCCTATATCCATGTGCAATCTCTTGAATAAAATTATACATGATTTCAGCTTTGTCTTTGGTGATAGTTCCTCCACCCATTAGATCCTCCCAATAACGAATAGCATTCCATTGATTAATATCAAAAGACTTCTTACCTTTTTGGTTTTGAAAATATAATCCATACTTCCTAGCTTCTTCTTCTAATACTTTTACAGCATCCCGCACCCTAGCTAATAAAAACCATTTACCGGTAAACATATTAAAAGGTAATTCAGAAAAGTTTTTAAACATAAGAATATTACCTTTGTTTTTATTAAAGGGTACAAACTCTTTTTCTTTTTTGTTTTTAATTTTACTTTGCAATAACTTACAAAAAATAAAAATATCTTTATTTAATCTATGTGAGTATTTTAAAACAACATCTTTGCCTGGAAAGTTTTGAAATGACTTAACATCAGCTCCATTCCATTCATAAATAGCTTGATCATCATCACCAGCTAAATAAATTCTTTTAGCCTTCTCACCCAACTTATATACAAACTTCCATTGCAACGGAGTAAGATCTTGTGCTTCATCTATAATCATTAAATCAAAAGATGGAGCTAGACCTTCTTCAATAAATTGTTTTAACATGTCTGTGAAATCTACTCGGTGCTGTGATTTAAACTCCTCATATAGTCTTATAATGTTTACAAATTTATCAAACCCTAATCTTTTTACCTTCTCTCTGCGATA